AATGGGTAGAAAAGCTATCGGAATTGAATTAAAAGATAGTTACTTTAAACAAGCTAAACTAAATTTGCAAGAAGCTACAAAAAGATTTAAAGAAAGTGTAAAACAAGAAACTTTATTTTAGTATATTTGTAACTCTCTCTTTTAGTTGTGATTCAATTTTTGCACCCGTTATGAAAATAGCGGGTTTTTTTTGTTGGTTATTTAAAAAAAAGTTTTATATTTGTACTTGTATTGTTCGGGCAGGTTCGATACACTAACGAAATTTTTAAAAAGCTCACAAGAGTAAAGCCTGCCCGCTTGAAATTGTGGGCATTTTTATTTTATATTATATTATGGAATTAGAAAGAGTTAAAGTTAAGTGTTATGAAAATTGGAGAAAGTCTTTAAAAGAAGTAATCTCAAGTATTTCGGTAAGTCTTTATTCAGATGGAAATCTTTATTATGAAGTATGTTTTGTTTATTCTGAAAAGTTTAAAGGAATAGATAAAGTTAAAGAAAACATTATAAAAAACTTGGGAACGGATAGAGTTAATTTTTATTATTCATTACCTTTTTAAAAAATAATTATGAAAATGGAGGTAAACAAAATAAAATTATTTCACGATAACTTTAGTATAATTACGGTTTCGGATAATAAAGTTCCAAACTTTTCTTGGAAGAAAAGCCAAACAGAAAAAATAAGTTTTGATGAATTTTCTAAAAACTATAATTACAAAGGTGGGATATTTAGAAAAGATGGAACTGAAATACCAGCTACTACTAATTTCGGTATTGTAACAGGATTTGATGACTTAGAAGTAATAGATATTGATTTAAAAGTATTTAGTACTGCTAAAGAACAAAAAGAGTTTTGGGATGAGTATTTAGGATATTTGAAAGATAATATTTTAGACTTTGATGAAAAATTTGTAATCTATAAAACCAAAAATGCTGGGTATCATATTCTTTATAAATCTAAAAGAGTAGAGGGTAATCTTAAATTAGCAAAACTTAAAGGTCATAAAGAAGCCGTAATTGAAACACGAGGTAAAGCGGGTTATGTTTTTGCATATCCTGATAATAAAGTTTCAAAAAATTCATACCATCAAATAGATTATATTTCAGATAACGACCATTTTACTTTGATGTCATTTTCTAAAATGTATAACTACGTTGAAGAAATTCCAATCGAGCCAAAGAAAACTAAACAAGAGTTTCAAGAAAATGAAATTGCGTGCTGGGATGACTACAACGATAAAACAGATATTTTCGATGTTATAGGTTCTGACTTTAAAGTAGTGGCTAATCAATCTAAAAAGTATATTATTAAAAGACACGGGTCAACTTCTCCACATAGCGGTTATGTGTATAAAGAAGATAATAGAATGTTTCTTTTTAGTACAGGTACTATTTATCCACACGAAAAACAAATAACACCTTTTATAGCTTATACTTGGAAATATCATAATGGAGATTTTTCAGCAGCATCTAAAGACATTTATCAAAAAGGTTATGGTTCTCGTTTAAAGTCAAAAATAAACGAACTTAAAGAAGATATTCACGTCCAAACTATTATTAAAAAAGAGGACTTAGTATTCCCTATTGATATATTTCCTATTGATATACAGAATTATATTTTAGAATGTAACTCAAAGTTAGATAGTTCTATTGAATATATGGGATGCTCTTTACTTTGGCTTATTTCTGTTTGTGTTGGTAACTCTATTGATGTTGAGGTTAAAAAAGGATGGAATGAAAATTTATCTATTTGGTTATCTATTGTTGGTAAGGCTGGACTTGGTAAAACTCCGAGTATTAATAATATCATTTATCCATTAGCAAAAATTAATGCTAAAGAGATAAAAAACTTTATGAAAGAAAATGAAAAGTATGAGTATTATATTAAATTAAACGAAAAAGATAAAAAAGAACATAGCGAAGTTTTAAAACCATCTAAAACTCAATTTATAGCAAACGATATTACATTAGAAGCATTAGTTGAATTACACCAAGAAAGTGATAATTGCGTAGGAGTTTTTAAAGATGAACTTGCTGGATGGCTTAAAGATATGAATAAGTATCGTGAGGGTTCTGATTTGGAATTTTGGCTAAGTACTTGGAGCGGTAAAAGTGTAAACTTTAATCGTAAAACGGCTAAGAGTTCATTTGTAGAAAAACCATTTATACCAGTTCTTGGAGGTATTCAGCCGAGTATATTTAATACTTTTTATACCGATGAAAATAAAGATAATGGATTTATGGATAGGATGTTACTATGTTATCCTGATTTAAAGATTGATTATTATAATGAAAATGAAATTGAAGATGCTATTTTAAGTTGGTATAAAGAAAGCGTTATATCTTTTTACGATACAATTAAAAGCATTATCAAACGTGATGAAGATGGCGATATAATAACTCTAACTGCTAAATTCTCAGATGAAGCTAAAATTGAATGGAAACGTATCTTTAATGAAATGACCGATGTGCAAAATAATGAAGAAGAAAATGAGTACTTAAAATCTATGTTCCCTAAGCAAAAGTCTTATACACCACGTTTTGCTTGTTTATTGCACGTTTTTAACGAGTTTTTTAGTGAGGGTGGTAATACATTACTAATATCAAAAGAAAGTATCTTAAACGCTGAGAAATTAAGCAAGTACTTTATTGCTACGGCTAAAAAGATAAAGGTTAATTCAGTTGAGGTTTCAAAGATTAAAAATACCATAACACTTAACAAAGGTAAAAATGAAAAAGAAAAGCTATTTGAAATATGGAAAGTAAATAAAAAATTCAATAGAAGTGAAACAGCTGAACTTTTAGGTATAAGTAGGAGAACCTCTCAAAATTGGATTAAAGAGTTTGAAAGTGCGCAAAAGTAGTGCGCAAAGTGTAAACTGCGCAATTTGATTTGCGCAGTAAAAACTCAATAAAATCAATACTTAACAAGCTAAAGTGCGCAAATTGCGCAGTACCTAAAGAATAATTAAAAAAATAAAAAATAAAAAAAATAATAATTTTTATAAGCAAGTGCGCAATTTGCGCAGTAAAACGCTCTAAACCCTTATAAACATTGATAATCTACTGCGCAAAAGGTGCGCAAAAAGTGTGCAAAACAAGTGTGCAAGTGCGCAGTAATAAAAAAACAAAAAAAATAATGGATTTAAGATTATACCAAGTAGAATTATCAGACAAAGGAACTGAAATACTAAAAAATAAAAAGTTTGTTTACTACTCAATAGAGCCACGATGCGGTAAAACACTTATAGCACTCCAAACGGCTCAAAATATTGGTGCGAGTAACGTTTTATTTATTACTAAAATTAAAGCCTTTAGTAGTATTGAAAATGATTATACAGATATGGAGTATGATTTTAAACTAACCATCATTAACAAAGAAAGTATTCATAAGCTAGATAGTTACAATTTTGACTTAATTATTTATGATGAAGCGCACGGATTATTTTCAACCTATCCAAAGCCTAATAACTTTTATAAATTTGCAAAAGCTAATTTTAGTAAAATACCAGCTATTCTTTTGAGTGGTACTCCTGCAGTTGAAAGTTACTCTCAAATATTCCATCAATTTAATTTTAGTATTCACTCGCCTTTTAAAGAGTATATTAATTTTTATAAATGGTCAAAGGATTATGTGATAGTAACACAAAAGAAGCTAGGATATGGTTTAATAAATGATTACTCAAATGCAAGGATAAATTTAATACTTAATAAAATTAATCCGTTTATGATTAAATTCACGCAAGCAGAAAGCGGATTTACTTCAAAGGTAAATAAACAAGTTTTGTATTGCGATATGAAGCCAGTAGTTAGTTCTTTGATAAAAAAATTATTAACTGATAATATTATCGAGGGTAAAGATGAGGTTATAATAGCTGATACATCCGTTAAACTACAACAAAAGATACACCAACTAGGAAGCGGAACTATTAAGTTTGAAAGTGGTAATAGCAAAACAATAGATAATTCAAAAGCCGTTTTTATTAAAGAACATTTCAAAGATAAAAAGTTAGCAATTATTTACTACTTCAAAGAAGAACTAAAAATGTTGCAAGAAGTATTTAGCGATTCAGTTACTACCGATTTAAACGAATTTAATACAACTGATAAACATTACATAGGACAACAAGTAAGTAGTTGTGAGGGAATTAATTTATCAAAAGCGGATTGTTTAGTATTTTTAAATATAGGGTTCAGTGGCAAAAATTTTGTACAGGCTATTGATAGACTAACCACAAAAGAACGAACTGAAAATAATGTATATTTTATTTTGTCTAAAGATGGAATTGATAAAGAAGTATTTAACCGAGTGAGTAAAAAAGAAACGTTTAATAATTCACATTTTAAAAGATATGCAAGAGAGCAAACTACAAACTAAAATAATAAATTATGCAAAACTTAAAGGCTGGTTATACATTAAAATCATTAAAGCATCCGAATCAGGACACTCAGACTTAATGTTTTTTAAAAATGGAATTACTTTATTTATAGAGGTTAAAAAAACAACTGGAGGAGTTAAAAGTGAATTACAAAATTATAGACAGAAACAATTTCATAACAATAACTTTCTTTGGGAGTTTATAGATAACTTTGATAATTTTAAAATACTGCTAAATGAAAACAATCCTAAGTAAAGACAATCGCCCCCTTAGACTTTCAGCTATATTTAACGATAACGGCAAATGGAAGATAAAAATTTTATATCTTGATACCCTTGAATTTCAAGACCTTAACTATTCCGAAGAAACTATTTTAAAATTAATTTGAAAAAAAGTATTGTTTATTCAAAAGTAGTTTGTATATTTGTCAAACAAAACAAAGAGAAAATGATACGTACAACATCACTACAACACTACAAAGATTTAAAAGCAAAAGGAATAAATGTTCAACTAGTAACAAAACAAGATTTAAAATAAATGGCAACTAAAAATAGAGAAAATATGAAAACACCAATGCAACAATTATTTAGCCAATTAGAATTGGAACACCCCGAACTATTTAATACAAAAACTTTAGAGGGTAGAAAATTTATAAACGATTATTATAAGTTTTTTGAAATGGAAAAGGAACAAATTATAGAATCCTATTCCGCTGGAGTTATGTCTCAGTTTGATTTGAGTATTGAAACAGGAGAACACTATTACAATAAAAATTTTAAACTAAATGGCAACTAAACCACAGGAAACAATTTTCGAGTACGAACAGAAAATTAAAAGTAAGGCTAGTGAAGTGCTAGCCCTAGCAAAAAAACAAGAACTAAAGAAACGTAAAACTCATCATTGGGTTACGGAAGGTAAAACATCAATACTAAAGAAATTATGAGAGAAATTAAAATTAGCCTAGAAACGGCTCAAAGATGGTACAACGGACAAGATTCCGAATTAAAAGAATTAGCAGTACAGACTTATCCAGAATTAGTAAAAAAGGAATTACCAAAGAGATGGGATGAGTTGCGGAAAATAGAAGGGTGGATTGTTGATGATTATTCAAGTATCGAAGATGCAACCCTATGCAATACGACTTCAAATAACAAAAATATTTTTGCAAAAAAGGAACAAGCAGAAGCATCAATAGCTTTGGCTCAGTTATCGCAACTATTAGCGGTTTATAATGATGGTTGGGTGCCTGATTGGAATGATAGTATTACTAAATATCATATTAGATTTTCAAGATATGAGCCTGAAGTTTATGAGTGTTTTTATGTACAACATTTTTTACCATTTAAGACAAAAGAAATTGCAGAACTATTCCTAAAAAACTTCAAAGACCTTATATTAACCGCTAAACCTTTATTGTAATGAAACTATTTGAAAACCTTGCAATTAAACTAGCAAACTTAATATTTAAAAAATGAAACCAGCAAAAGAGAAAGCAAAAGAGTTAGTCAGAGAGTATTGGGATTTAGGAGGTATGGATATTGAACAGGCTAAAAAAATTACCTTAGTCGGATTTAACGAATTACTAAGATGCGCAATATTTGCAACCGATGAAATTTATAATTATTATTTAGAAGTTAAAATTGAAATAGAAAAGTTATGAGTATAGAAGAAATACAAAGCGAATTTAACGTCGATATTAGACTAAAAAATTGTAAAAGGTATATGTCTTACCTAAAATGGTTATTAATCGAGCAGGAGCTAAATAAAGGGCGTGATTTGATGGAAGTGGCCGAAGATGTAAATATGTCTTACTCACAAGTTTTTAAAAATAGCAAGATGTTAGAACAAGTGAAAAATGGCGAAGTATTTATAAAAGTAAAAAAAGCCTTCGATACTAAAGATGCTAAATTATTTGAAACATTAAAAGATTTTAGCAATACACCTAAAGCCGAACCCAAAGCTAAAAAGAAATGGAGTGTTGAAAAGATTATTAATACCTTGCGAAAAGATAACGGTCACCCGCTATGGAATAAACAAATTTGTGATTTTACCGATTCAGATTATAATATATTACAAAAATTGTAGTATCTTTGGTTAATGATAGAAAAGTTAGCCGTAAATCATAAGCAATGGATTAACTACGCTTTAAAAGTGTGCGGAAACCTTGACGACGCTAACGACCTTGTGCAAGATATGTATCTTAAAATGCACACTATCGATAAAGAAGTAAATAGCTCTTACATTTATTGCGTAATTAAAAACATATACCTTGACCAGTACCGAAAGAATAAAGTAAGAGAAAAGACAATCTTTATTCAAGAAGAACTTGAAGAACAAAACGAGGATATAGATTTGACTATTGCATACGATGAAGCACTAAACGAATTGAAAACCTATAAGCAACTAATCGTTAATTTCTCTACTAAAGACGGAGTTAATAACTTCGCTAAAGAAAGCGGAATATCTAGGGCAACGGTAATAAGAATAAGAAACGAATTTAAAGCGATACTATGGCAAAAAGTAAAGGGATTGGAGATGTAATAGCTAATGTAACTAAAGCTATCGGAATTGAGCCTTGTAAAGGTTGTGAGAAACGAAAGGATTTATTAAATAGATTGTTTCCTTTTAAGAATGTAAAGCAACCAACAGAAGTGCAAAAGGATTTAATTAAAAGCAATCCAACAGATGAACAACTTATTGAACTTTATAACGATATTTTTAATAGTTCACTAGATAAAGAATCATTTACAATAAACATTAAAACAAAAGTAATTAACGACTTAAAAAAAACATTATGAAAGCAGAGATATTAGGATTAATCGCAGGAATATTATTAGTAGGGTGCAGTAAAGATGACAACGCATCAGCACCTGAGCAAGATTGTAATTGCAATAGAGTGGTAGAGGTTAATAGCTTTACACTAGCTGACAGAAGTACATTTGGAACTTATATAACAATAAACGATTGTACAGGAGTGCAAAGACAGTACCAATGGCAATACGAAAACAATAAGCCTAAAGTAGGAAGTTGTTATTAAATTAACTAATTAATTTATATTAATTATGGATAATAGAAAAAATAATGGAGGACACTCTACTGCTGGTAAAGCTGGAAGACCATCTATCAAAGATGAAATTAAAGGTTTTGATTTAGCAAGTCCACACGTTAAAGATTCATTTGAAACTATTGCATCTATAATGAGAAATGAAAATGAAAACTCAAGAGATAGAATTGCAGCAGCTAAATTGCTAATTGAGTATGCTTGTGGCAAACCTAAAGAAACTATTGAGCAAACTCATAACATAAACGATTTTAATATAAAAGATATATTTAAAGTTGGAAGTAAATAAATAGGTTGTAGTGTAGAAAATCATTATATTTGTAAAAAATAAATACAATGATAGAGATTTGGAAAAAAGCTAATGGTTATTCTAATTACGAAGTAAGTAGTTTAGGCAATCTTAAAACCTTTAACTGGAAAGGAAGTGGTAAAGAAGTTATTTTAAAACCCGCTTTAGATAAAAGCGGGTATTTAAGAACCGTTTTAAAAGGAGATAATGGAATAAGTAAAACAATAAAAGTACATAGAATTGTTTTAAATTCTTTTAATCCTACAAATGATATTTTAGAAGTAAACCATATTAACGGTATTAAAAACGATAATAGAATTGAAAATTTAGAATGGTGCACAAGAAAACAAAACTTACAACATTGTATAGATAATAATTTACAATATGTTTTAAGAGGAGAAGAAATAGGTAATTCTAAATTAACCGAAAACCAAGTTATTGAAATAAGAAAAAAGTTTATACCTAGATTTTATTCAAGAAAAAAATTAGCTAAAGAGTTTAATGTTTCAGAAGCTACAATTAAAGATATAATTTACAATAGAACTTGGAAACACCTTCAATAAAATTAAATGAAAAATGGAATGCCTTGGGGTCAAACTCAAGGTATTTTGTTTGTACTGGTGGTAGAGGTAGTTCTAAATCTTTCTCTATTAATACTTTTCTTTTGTCGCTTACTTATGAAGTAGGACACGTTATTTTATTTACTCGTTATACTTTAACCTCAGCACACGTTTCGATTATTCCTGAGTTTATAGATAAGATTGAAACAGCTAATTTAAGCCACGATTTTTATATTACTAAAGACGAAATAGTAAATTTAAAAACAGGCTCTAAAATCTTATTCAAAGGGATTAAAACAAGTAGCGGAACTCAAACAGCAAACTTAAAATCATTAAGCGGAATAACTACTTGGGTACTTGATGAAAGTGAGGAGTTAGTAGATGAAGATGTATTTGATAAGATTGATTTCTCTATTCGTGATAAGTCAAAACAAAATAGAGTAATACTTGTATTAAATCCAACTACAAAAGAACATTTTATTTATAAGAAATTCTTTGAAAGTAAAGGCGTAGAACCCGCCTCTAATTTAATAAAAGGCAATACTACTTACATACATACTACCTACTTGGATAATGCAGAATATCTTTCTGAATCTTTCCTATCTCAAATTGAGAATATAAAGCTAAACAACCCACAAAAATACAATCACGTTATCTTAGGCGGTTGGTTAGATAAAGCGGAGGGTGTAGTCTTTACTAATTGGAAGCTAGGTAAATTTATAGAAGTTAATCCATCCATTTACGGTCAGGATTTTGGATTCAGTATTGACCCGACTACATTAGTTCAAACCTCAATAGATAAATCAAACAAGCGTATCTATATCAAAGAATTAGTTTATAAAGCTAAATTAACAACTACTGAGATATTCGAACTTAATCAAAGGTTTACAGAAAATAAATTAATTATTGCAGATAGTGCCGAGCCTAGATTAATTCACGAACTTAGGGTAAGAGGGAATAACATTAAAGAAACGATTAAGGGTGCTGGCTCAGTTAGTGCGGGATTAGCTTTAATGCAAGATTATGAATTGATTATAGACCCTGATAGCACTAACATAGTAAAAGAATTAAATAACTACACTTGGAGCGATAGAAAGTCCGACACTCCAATAGATGCGTTTAATCATAGCATAGATGCAATTCGTTATGCCGTTTACTTTCAGTTACATAAATTATCAAAAGGAAATACCATTTTAGGATAAAAACGTTATACTTATATGAAGATTAAAATACCAACATCACTAAGCGACATAAGACTAGAACAATTCGTATTGTTTAATAAAGTCTTAAAGGAAAGTCAAGAGAATAACTTTGTTAAATTGGCAACCGTTACTATCTTTTGCGATATATCAGTAGAGCAAGCAAAGAATATTGAAGTAACAGACTTTGAATCGATTGTAAACGATATTACAAAAGTATTAAGTCAAGAACCTAGATTTATACAAAGGTTTATCCACGATGGTAAAGAGTACGGATTTATTCCAAACCTAGACGAAATGACTGCTGGCGAGTACATAGATTTAGAATCATTTTTAAAAGATGAAATGACTTATAATAAAGCGATGAGCGTACTTTATAGACCTATTTTAAACAAGCGTAAAGACTTATATAATATTGAGGAATACAAAGGCTCACATACGGAATTTAATACGCTTAATTTGGATATTGTTTTAGGCTCTATGCTTTTTTTTTGGAGTTTAAGCAACGAATTACTGAAAGCTACGAGGGATTATTTAGCACAACCACAAAACAAGATACTTTTAACTCAGGCTTTGGCGACAAGTGGGGTTGGTATCAATCAATTTATACAGTCTCTGGAGGACATATCTTTGACTTTGAAAGGACAACTAAGCTACGGCTTCACGAGTTCTTAATGTTTTTAGAGTTCAAGGTCGATTTAGCAAATGAAAGTAACAAGCAAATAAAAAAGTATGAATAGTTTTTACCAAGTAATCGGATATTTAAAAGACCAACTATCAAATGACATTGATGTTAATACGGTAGTACACGGAGAAGCGCCTGAGAATAAAAAAGACTTGTTTCCTTTGGCTCATTTAATGGTTACCAATGGCGCACTAGGTCAAGGTGTATCTATATTTACTTTTACCGTTCAGGTTTTGGATATTCGTAACCTATCAAAGAAAGCAAGTACAGATAAATTCTTAAAGAATGATAACGAATTGGATAACTTAAATACTTGTTTTGCGGTACTTAGTAGATTGATTACGGATTTAAAGTTACAACGTAATGATTTGGATATTGAGTTATTAAATGAGCCGTCTTTGATTCCAGTTATCTACGAATTTAAAGATACGCTTGACGGTTGGACAACCGAACTACAACTATCTATTACTAACAATGTATCGGTATGTTAAAGAAGCAAGAAACATTAAGTACACTTGAAGCTTTTAATAAGTACGTTATCCAACAAGCGAGAACGAACCTTACTAAAAAAGATAAAAATGTTTCTAAGAAATTATACGATTCGTTAAAGTCAAAGACAAAAGTTAATCCTAACTCTATTGAGAATTATATCGAAATGGAGGAATACGGTCAGTACTTAGACTTAGGTGTTAAAGGTAAAGTAAGTTCGGCTAAAGCTCCAAATAGTCCGTTCAAGTATGGAAGTGGCACAGGGCGTAAAGGTGGACTTACTGAGGGAATTCGAGGTTGGGTTAAGGCTAGACGTTTTCAGTTTAGGAATAAAGAGAATGGTAAGTTTATGAGTTTTGAACAAACGGCGCAATTAATAACACGTTCGATTTATTTAAAAGGAACTAAGCCTACTTTATTTTTTAGCAAACCATTTGAGAAAGGTTTTGAAAGATTGCCTGATGAATTAATAGAAGCTTACGGATTAGATTTAGAATCATTTATAAAATTTACACTTAAAGAATAATGGCGATAAAAATAACATTTACTTTTACAGAAAGTATTATTGCACAACCTAGACCTAGAGATTTAAAGTTTGCTAATGGGCTATCACTAATAGCTAAAGGGGTATTGTTTACTCCAGCAGTTGAATTTGGAACAGACCCTTATACATTTGATAACTCATTCTCTGAAACCAGCTGGAGGAATGAAGAGGTAGTAAAAGGCGCAAGTGTTAATAATTTTGCAAATAATTTTTATTTATACTTAAATGCTCAAATGCCTTTTTTGGGTTTTTACTTTGAAACTTTAATTGTTGGTAATATAGTAACCTTAATAGTTGGTAATAATAGCGAAGTTAATAACTTTAGAATTGATATAGCTGGAACAGAAATAGAACCACCAGACGACTTTTGGTTAACCTACACAACCGAAGCCTATACAATACCTACTCCATCTGTTCCCGAAGTATTGCCTGAGCAAATAATACTTTCAAGAAGTCCATTTCATTTTAAAGTTAGTCCTGGCGTTACCTTTGACGAAATAACTGCAGAGGTTTTTATTTATAGAGGGCATAAAGTCGACGACCGACCAGCAACTTCTAACTTTCAATTAAGTAAGACAGTTGTACAAGTTGGTCAACCTACTATTAGCTTTGATGTACATAAGTTGGTTAATGATTATGTAAAAAACAAATATACTTATATTGGGTTGGGTGGTGGTGCGTTTACTACTTCAACTTTAGATAGTGTTTGGGTTTATATTGATTCAAAGATAAAGCTAGCTGGAGTTGAGCAACATCAAGCTAATCAAACGTTATTAGCGGTTGACGGATTCGGTTATCATACAGAATTATACAATCCTTTAATCGGTAAAAAAGTACTGAGTAGTATAAATACTCACACGGTTTATAACACTTCAGTATATCCTTTGTATTTCATTACAGAGGGATTAACAAGCATTGTAGCTGATGGCGATACTATACCATTTACATTTAATCAGAACTATTCTAACCAAAAGATTGGATATTTTGATGCTTCTACTTATTCGAATATAATATTTACCTATGGTTCGGAGGTTATTACGCATGTTTTTAACCAAAAAGATGAGTGTAAATACCCACTTATTAACTGCATTTTTAAAAATAAGTACGGATTTTGGCAAACAATACCATTTAATAAGCTATCTAAAAAGGCTCAAGAATTTACAAACGAAAGTTATAATGGATTAATTAGTAATTTTGGAAGCTATTCGCTTAACCAACACGAAAAACAGACGTTTAATGTTAACGGAAAAGAGAAGATAACTGTTAATACTGACTTTATTAGTGAGGATTATAACGCATTATTTACTGAATTAATGCTATCCGAGTTCGTTTACCTTGAAGAAAACGGACAAGTATTGCCAGTTAATATAACTAAGAATAGTTTTGAAAAGAAAACGAAACTAATTAATAAATTGATTCAGTATTCTATGGATTTTGAATATAGCTTTAACCTTTTAAACGATGTACTTTAATGAATATAGCGCTATACATACAAGGTCAAAGAGTAGATTTATTTAAAGATGAGAATATCGAAATTAATCTTACTTCTAAAAACATTTCAGATATTACAAAAATCTTTGCTGAGTTTTCACAGGGTTTTTCAGTTCCTGCAACGCCTAGCAATAACGCTATATTCTCACATTGGTATGATGCAACTGTTGACGGTACATTTAATGCAGTTACTAGAGTTGATGCGTATCTGGAAGTAAATACTTTACCGTTTAAAGTTGGAGTTATTCAATTAGATAATTGCAAGTTAAAAGGCGGTAATATCTATTCTTATGAATTAACTTTTTTTAGTAAGGTAGTAGGACTATCCGACCTTATGGGTAACTTAGAACTGAAAGATTTAGATTTAACCGATTACGACCACGCTTATAGTATTAGTAGCGTTACTAATGCAATGTACCAAGATACGATTGCAAATGGCGATATATATTATCCTTTAATTTGTAATACAAAGAATATTGATTATGGCAATGGAACTCCAAACGATATAAAATTAAGTACCAATACTTTAACAATTACAGACTTTAAACCCGCCTTAAGATTGGTTAGAATTATCGAAGCTATGGAGCAAAGACTTGGAGTTACTTTCTCACGTGATTTCTTTGGGCGTTCGGTATTTCATAATCTTTATATGTGGTTGCACAAGGACGTAAAAAAAGTGACAGATAAAGGTCTTAGAGTTCAAGTAGATTTTACAAGTAAGGGAAACCTAGAAGACACAACAGGAGTTGCAGTCGATTTAACTAATAATACTATTTTAATTCCAACTAAACCAGTAGATGTCGCCTTTGCTAAATTCTTTTTTGTACTTACTGCGCAAAGTGGATATACAACCGTGCCTTATACTTTTGAAATTGAAAGGGAAAACGAGGGCGTTGTTTTTTCTACTAGCTTAGTTGGTAGTCAATGGATATTTGCAGATGCTTTTTTCAGTCCAAATAAGTATAAATTTTTTATTACTTCTACTTTAGACTTTAACTTTCAAATTGATTTGAATATTAGATACTACATACCCGGCTCTGTTATTACCAAAACGGCAGTATTTGCAGTTCAAACAAAAACAGGAAACATAAGTATATCAAATGAGGCACCCACAATAAAACTAAAGGATTTATTCAGTAGCTTAATTAATCAATTCAATCTTATAATTATACCAACTTCAACAAATAGCTTCTATATTGATACGCTGGATAATTGGTATTCTAAAGGCGATACGTTCGATATAAGCCACTTAATTAATATTGATGACATAACTATTAAGAAACCCGATGTAAAGAAACTAATCGAGTTTAAATACGAACCAGCGGGCGCAATACTTGGAAAACAATACTTAGATAGTAACGGAATAGGATATGGCGACCTTAGCGCAAAGTATGACGATATTGCTGGAAGTGATTTGAGCGTAAAGGTAGGTTTTGAAAACTTACAATTTGAACGATTGCAAAATGCGAGTGTTACTCCTAGCGTTACAACTAATCTACAAATAGGACAGTCTATTGATTTGAAACTAGAGCCTTATGTGGGTAAGCCTTTTATATTTTATAAGAATGGATTGATAGATTTAGAAGATACTATTTATATAAATGGAGTTGCCTTGAATAAAGTTTTTTTAACGGCAACCGAAGACAATTTATTACTAGAGCAAGTTACCAATAGTTTAAACTTTGGCTCAGACATATCGACTTATTTTTTTAGTCCTATCCAAAAGTCGCTATACTTTAACTTTTGGAAAACGTACATAGAAGATTTATACAACCAAAAAACAAGGGTACTGAATTTAAAATGTAAGTTACCTATTTCGATTTTAACTAAATTATCCTTAAACGATAAGTTTATAATCAATAAAAATAAGTACAAAATTAGTAACGTAAAAGTAAATTTAATTAACTCGCAAGCGGATATTGAAGTGTTTACTGATTACTCTTTACCAGCCGATACTATCGCGAATGAAATTCCTTTAACCGTAGATAGAACGGATATAACAGTAGATACTGATACGATTACCGTAGATAGAATTAGTACTTATGATGCGCTTTATTCCTTTATTGCAAATGGAATAAGTAGAACCGATTACACGGCTACAACTGCAAAAGAATACTTTGAGGTTAAAGTAAGTGCAAACACTACTTGGAGCGTTACAAAGGTAGATACAGGCGACGGAGTAACGTGGTTCGGAGTGGATAAAGCAGTAGGTAATAAATCCGATTACACAATGGTAAATGTAAATGCAAATAGTGGTAGTACTAGAAGTGGCATTTTGC